AAAATACTCCGAGCGTACAAATCTGCTTATCCCTCTGGTAGACTTTTCTATGCTGATGTTCAGAATGAGGAGGGCACACCAGAATCGCCATCAACAACACCTAAAGGATCAAGTGTTGTACAAGCTGCTGCATCAAGACTGGGTATTCAAAATTACGGTAAATCGACAGAAGTACTAACAGAAGCTGAATTGAAAGCTGCAGTGGATGCAGCAATAGGAGTAGGATAATATGGCAATAAATCCAGAACAAATTTTAGATATTGAATCTGAGCCAAGTACTAAAAGTAGTACTGGATTTAAAGATCCGAATGGTATATATCCGAAGAAGGATAACATTGGTCTTAGTAATGTTGCACCGCAAGCTTTACATGGTGGTGAGACTGTAGAGCTCCAAGGTAGAAACGGATTCGTTTATATCGAAAACTTTGGTGAGGAAGCAGAAGCAACTAAAAACTACCATCATAGAACACCTGCAGGTCACATCATAGAGCGTAATGATACTAGTGAGAATGAAAGAATTCTTATTAAGCACGCAAAAGGTGACGCACTTATTAATATGTGTCCAGGTGGTGAGATCGTAGTCAAATCGAAATCAAGAGTAGATGTAATAAACGGTGACCATGAATTTAGTGCCTACAATGGGAAAATCACTTATAATGGTAATTTAGAATTAGAAGTAAAAGGTGATTATATAGTAAATGTTTCAGGTGAGTATAAAGTTACCTCCCAGGATAGAACTGAAACAGTTTATGGTCCATTTAAATCTACAGTGTACGGTAATAAGTCAGACATCATTGAAGGTAACGTTGCAAGACAGGTAACAGGTGTTACTACCCAGACAAGCTTGGCTGGATATAATAACATTGTAAAAGGTCCAAGTCGTCATGTTGTGCAGGGTAACATGTCACATAACGCTAGTGGTACAATGGATATTACTGCAAACGATCAGATTGATATTGCAACCCAGAATCTAAATCAATCTGCTAAATCACTCAGCGTATTTGGTTCTACAGGTACAATTGGTGGTGCAAATATTATCTTCTATGCAAAGAATTATTATGGTACAAGTGCAACATTTACAGCAGGTGTAACAGCACCAACATTTCATGGTGATTTACAAGGTTGTGCGAAAGAAGCAGAATCAGCAAACGTTTCTGCTGGTGTTGGTACTGGTGGACATTCTGCTTCAGATACTACTACAGATACAACAGCAACTGCACAACCAACTCCGGCTAATGTTGCTAACTATCTTACAAAGTATGCAATCAAACGTGTTGAGGTAGATCCAAGTGATGTTATACTTGGATACATCAATCTGTCTACAAAACAGGGTGGAGTAACTAACAAGGCTTTAAATGCCAAAGGTACACGTATGCGTATGTGTGATCCAGCACACAGAGCAAACTCATCGTTTACCTCATACAATATTGCACAAGGTAATCTGTCTTCTGATCATGTGAAAACAACCCCACCAGAAGTTGGTCGTATACGTAGTGCCAAAGAATTAGTAGTAAAAGGTAGCACGCCTATTGGTAATATCCAACCCGAAGGTAGTGCAATCAGACTTATTAGATCTATCGCACCTGTACGGAATGCACTGCTACCAGTCAGTATTCAAGCTTCGATTTCTCAAGGTATTACTAGCTTGACCCAACTTACTAAAGATATACGGATTGGTAAATTTTTAGCAGCTGAAGCGTTCCAGGCAACACTACCTCAGATAACTTTTGATAAACAACAACTTGCTAGGAACTTAGGTCACTTCGCTAATATTGTTCAGGCATTCAATGAAAATGTAGAGGACTTTTCTGGATATGAACTACACGTTGTAGAAGGTGTGTATGTTCCATACAAAGATGAGTCATATACCGAAAATGGACCGCTTGATCTTGCAAGACAGGGTAGAAGAATAGCTGTAGAGGTAAGAGATGAAGATGGTGTAGATCTCGAGAAAACATTTGAAGCTGCTACTTGGTTAACAGCAAACACAGCATTTGGAGAGCTTACTCTTGATTATGATACTTATGAAGGTGCTGATAAGCTGAATGCACGTATCGTTCTTACAATCGACAGCATCCCAGAAAACTTTGTACAAACATTTGATAAGAAAGTAAAGACTGCATATAATAATGCAGTTCAAGTAACTAATGAAATTATGGAAATTCTTCAGGCGTAATTGATATAAATAGATAAAAAGAGAATCGAATGGCAATTACAAGAAGATTATCGGCGGAAGATGGGAACTTAGAATCCTCATCCGTATTTGCTACAAGGGTCAAAAAGTATTCTGATATTGACCTGGCGTTTGCAAATAAGCCTTCTGGTGAGATTTATAAAAAGAATGATGCCGCAGCAGTTAAACAAGCAGTGTCTAATCTTCTGCAAACAAATCATTTTGAAAAGCCATTCCAACCGTTCTTTGGAGGAAACTTAAGATACTACCTCTTTGAACTTGCAGATGACAATACGTCTTATGAAGTGTATGACAATGTAATCCGTGCTATTAATCGATATGAACCAAGAGCGAATGTACTAGAGGTTGACGTGAACGCACAACCTGACAGTAACTCTCTCGCAGTAAAGGTTGTATTTGAGATTGTAAATACGGGTGAAGTCGTGGCAGTAACAACAAATATTTCGAGGCTAAGATAATGGCAACAACAATTAGATCAACCTCTCTTGATTTTAATTCTATTAAAAATAATTTAAAATCATACTTCGAGAACGAAGGGGAGTTCGCAGATTATAATTTCGAAGCCTCTGGCCTTTCGAACCTATTAGATGTGTTAGCGTACAATACCCATATTAATGGTCTTACCGCTAACTTTGCACTGAACGAAGCATTTATTGGTACAGCCCAGCTTCGTAGTTCAGTGGTATCACTTGCTGAAGGTATCGGTTATATCCCATATTCACGTATTCCTTCGTCTGGTATTATTAATCTTTCACTTAACCTTGCAGGTGTTGCTGGACGACCAGCCTCTATTTCTATCGCTGCAGGTAAAACATTTACAGCGTCTGTAGACGATATCACGTACACTTTCCAGACAAGAGAGTCGATCTCTGCAGAAGATAATGGGTCTGGTCTATACACATTTGTTGATGGTGATGACAACCAAAATATACAAATCTATGAAGGTACACTTAATACAAAAACATTTATTGCAGATGCCCCAGCACAGAATGCTATCTATGTTATCCCAGAAGCGGCACTCGACACATCAACAGCCGTTGTTCGAGTGTACGCTACACCGTCTTCTTCTGCGTTCGCCACATACACAAATTTAGTTGATGCTACTACTCTTTCCTCGACTAGTACACTTTACATTTTAAAAGAAGCACCGAATGGTTATTTTGAACTCAGCTTTGGTGATGGGTCAACGTTCGGTTCAGCACCGCCCGCAGGATCCAAAATTGAAATTGAATATCTTGTGAGTGCTGGTCCAGCTGCAAATGAAGCTACAGGTTTTGCAAGTGGTGTAGATTACAGCTTCGGAGGTACAGATTATCAGTTCTCTGTAACATCTGTATCCGCATCAGCAGGTGGTAGCTTTAAAGAATCACTAGAATCTATTCGTAAGAATGCACCATTCCAATATGCTGCTCAGAATAGAATGGTAACAGCTGCAGATTATTCTACACTTATTCTTCGGAACTTTGGATCATATATTAGCGATATTAAAACGTGGGGTGGGGAAGAAAATCTACAGGCCAAGTTCGGTACTGTGTTCTGTTCGATTGTATTCAATGCAGATGTTGACGCAGCAACTATCACATCTCTCAAAAGTCAGATTACAGATCTTGCAAATCAGTTAGCGATTCTTTCTTTTGAAATAGAATTTATTGATCCTGTAACAACCTATATTGAAACAGAAACATTCTTTAGATTTAATCCACGACTTACTACACTATCTTCAAGTGCAGCACGTTCAGCAGTTAATAATGCTATTTCTAATTACTTCACGACAACAGTTGGTGACTTTGATGCTGCATTCCGACGTTCTAATCTGCTTACAATTGTAGATGAAACAAGTCCAGCAATTCTTTCAAGCCGTATGAGTGTTCGTATGCAGCAAAGAATTACACCAACACTTGGTGCATTAAATTCTATTACAATTCGATTTCCACAACCAATTGCATCAGCAGACGATGAAAATTATATTATTACCAGTTCACAATTTATTTTCAGCGGTGAAAACTGTATTATAAGAAACAGATTGAATTCAAACGTACTTGAAGTATTCTCTAACACGTCAGCAACAGTACTAGTTGATAATGTTGGATCATATAATGCTGATGCCAATACTATTAGTATTTCTGGATTCAGACCAGCATCGATCATAGGTGGTGTGAATTACATTAAAGTAAAAGCAGTCCCTTCAAACCAAAGTGCCATTGTACCAAACAGAGAAGAGATCCTTGAATTTGATGCAGGTGAATCGTTTGCAAGAGCGGTTACAACGAGTGCGACTAACTAATGAGCCATACTACATTCACAGACAGAGATTTAGGCAGGCGTAACCTTTCCCTACTATCACAGAGGGAAGTTACGCAGGTACTTCCTGAATATTATCAGGAGAGATATCCGAAGCTTATTACCTTTCTAGAAAAATATTATGATTGGGCAGACTCTGATGTATCACCGTCACATCTTATACAAGATTTATTTTTAGCAAGAGATATTTCTCAGTCACCAGCTGAACTTCTAGATTTTCTGGAAGATGAACTACTACTTGGTCAAGAATACTTTGGAGGCTTTCAGAACAAAAGAGCGGCGGCAAAGTTCTCTAATACTTTTTATAGAACTAAAGGTACGAAGTTCTCAATTGAACAATTCTTCAACGCATTCTTTGGTATTGATGTTGATGTACAATATCCTAAATCACAAAGATTCATTGTTGGGGAAAGTGAAGTTGGCTTTGAATCTCAGAGATTTCTTACAAATGCAGAACTATATCAAGTCTTTTCTGTACTAATTAAATCTGAATTACCACTATCAGACTGGAACGACGTTTATAAACTATTTGTACATCCTGCTGGTATGTACCTTGGTGCTCAGATACAAGTCGTATCAGTTGCAGATGCTACCCCAGGTACAGATTCAGCAACACCTCTCGATGTTACCTATGTTGCACAGGGTGAGGCAGCAACCACACTCAGTGCAATTGCAGATACTACCGCTATCATAACTGTTGATTCTGATCTTAGCAGACTTAGAGTCGATAACAATACCGTTGGTCAAGAACCAAGAACATATGCAGATCTGTACAGTATGGGTCAGCTTGATAGTGCATACGACAACGTATCTGAATTCCTTGACACTAACTCGTTTAGAATGGATGAAGGTGTTGGTGATCCAGGCATTATGAGAATGGATAATACCATCGAGCAAATGGACGAAGTAAATTACAAGTATTATGATAGTTCCGCTTAAAATTTATATAAATAAAG